CCTGCATCCTCTATAACACCTTTAGCTTGAGCACCTAAAGCCATACCAAGTGCACCAACAGCTTCTTCTTTATATACTTGCTGATAACCTGTTTGTAAGTTAGAAGGCATTGGTAAAAATACTGAACCTTCCTTTTGAAAGTTGGTTCTCTTTGTTGACTCCAATGATCCTTGAAATGTATGTTCTTTATATGCAGAGAAAATCATATAGTGATCTATAGCTTGAATATCAATAGGATAAAATAAGGGTTCAGCTGAACCTATTTTATCATTAAGAGATTCTAATGGACCACCATCATCTTTACCACCAGTTGCTAGTCCACCACCTGGATTAGATTTATCAATTTTTTGTCCTTGCATAAATGATGCTGTTTGGGCCATTTTTTCTTGACTTTCTTACAATAAAGTTATAAAATACAGTATGATCTTTTCAAAGTATAAAGGATTGTTTAAACCTAAACATCCAAAAAAATATAAAGGTGATCCTACTAATATTATTTATCGTAGTTCGTGGGAAAAACAGATGATGATTTATTTTGATAATAATGATCATGTTATAGAATGGCAAAGCGAAGAGTTTTTTATACCATATAAACATCCTATTGATGGTAAGTATCACAGATATTATCCAGATTTTTTAGCTAAAGTTAAGAATAAAGATGGTAAATTTAAAACTAAACTTATTGAAGTTAAACCTCACAAACAAGTCCAAGAACCTAAAATACAAAACAGAAAGACAAAGAGGTATATCAATGAAGTTAAGACATTTGCAATAAATACTTATAAATGGAGAGCTGCTAGAGAATTCTGTGAAGATAGAGACTGGGAGTTCGTTATAATAACTGAAAAAGAATTAGGGTTACAAAGTTGGTAGCATATATTTACCAAAAGCTATTAGATGAAGGTGTCAAAGCTGGCCAAGCTCCAGCTAAAACTAGAAGTGCAAGAAATTGGTTTAGAAACCTTGCTAGACAAACTACTGGAGTTCAACCTAATACTATAATCAAAACTGCACCTAAAGTACAATTGACAAGAGTACCTCAAGTTGGTTTTATGTACCATTTTTTTTATGATCCAAAAATGAAAGAAGAGTTACCATACTATGATAGGTTTCCATTAGTGTTTCCATTCAAAAGAGGGTTTACAAGACAAAGAGCAATTGAAAGTGGATCTTTTCTAGGTATCAATCTTCATTACTTACATCCACGTTTAAGAGCTAGATTAATGGATGGGTTATATACTATCTCTACAGATAAAACTTTTGATGAAGATACACGCATTAGAATTAGCTATAACATACTAAATAAGGCTAGCAAGTTTAGATTTTTTAAACCTTGTGTAAAGAGGTATCTGATTAACAGAGTTAGAAGTAGATTTGTTAAGATCAATGCAGATCAATGGGATACTGCATTATTTTTACCAACAGAAAGATTTAGAAAGAAAAGTAAAGCAAGTGTATTTAGACTTAGTAGAGAAATGATAGGAAGATAATGTCAGAGTATAATGTAAATTCAAGAAAAGTATCACCTAATGCAAGAAGTAATCATCAGGGAGTAGTTAACAGAGGTGGTGTAGCGAAGCTATCACACTTTATGTTAACCTTTACAGCACCAAATGGTTCACCTATTGCTGAAAGTGTCAATAGTAATATACTTAAAACTTTTCAAAAAGAAAAACAAAATTTTGTAGGTTGGGAGTCCGAAGGTAATACTAACCTAGCATTTAGATGTGAAAGAACTTCATTGCCTGGAAGAATTATTATCTCATCCCCATTCAAAGAAGGCAATTATGGTTTAAATAGAGAATATCCAACTAATGCAGTTTACCAACCTGTTGATGCAACATTTTTAATGTCTGAAGATTATAGTGAAAAAATATTCTTTGAATTGTGGCAAGACTTAATAGTTGGTCATGCTAGAACACATGGTGATACTAATCCAAATGTATCTGTTAGAGAATTAAACTATTTACAGAACCATGTTTGTGATATAACTATTCATGCATTTTCAGAAGTAGGTGGAGATGAAGGGTTGAAAGAAGTTTATAATTTAACTTTGAAGGAAGCATATCCAAGAACTATTCAAGATCTTCAAATGGATTGGTCTGCAAATGATTTAGTTAGGTTAAATGTAGTTTTTGATTATAAATATTTCGAAGATGGATCCATTAGAAATATTGAGTCTTCAGCTAAACCTAAAACAGGTAATTTTTTAAATAGATCTGGTTTAGGTGCAGCAATTGGATCCTTAGGTGGCAGAGCTATATCAGGCCTATCACCTAGAACACAGCAAGCAGTTACAGGAGTGGTATCAGGAGCGAATGCAGTGAGAGTTGCTAGTAAATTATTTTTTTAAGGAGTTATAATGGCACTACCACAAATAAAAACACCCGAGTTTGTTACCTCGTTACCATCAACAGGAGAAAAAATAGTATTCAGACCTTTCTTAGTAAAGGAAGAAAAAATACTATTAATGGCTCAACAAGGTAAAGATCAAGATGAAGTTATAAGAGCAGTATACAATATTTTAGAGTCATGTATCAAAACTCCAATGACTGTAACTGATCTTCCGGTATTTGATGTTGAATGGTTATTTTTACAACTAAGAGGTAAAAGTGTAAGTGAAGATTTAGAAGTTAGGCTAAAACATAGTAAAGAAGGATGTGGTGGAGTTACTGATGTAGTTATTAACATTAATGATATAGAAGTTACAAAGCCAAATGAAAAAGGCAACATAGTTGAGTTAGAAGGTGGTTTAGGTTTAACTATGAAATATCCTACTTTGAAAATGGTTGACTTAAAAAAGTTTCAAGATACTCCTCAAATTCAAGATATATTTTCTTTAGTTCAGAAATGTGTTGTAAATGTTTTTGATAAAGATCAGGTTTATAATGATTTTACTCCTGATGAATTACAAACATTTTTAGAACAACTTGATCAAAAACAATTCATGAAAATATCTGATTTCTTTACCAACTCTCCAAAGGTTAGACATTCAGTAAAATACAAATGTTCCAAATGTGGAGAAGAAGTTGAGTACCATTTGGAGGGACTCATGGATTTTTTTTTGTAGCTATGTGCTACAACTCGCTCGAAAACTATTATCATACAAACTTTTCTTTAATGCAACATCATAAATACTCATTGAGTGATGTAGAAAACTTAATGCCTTTTGAAAGAGACATTTATGTTGGTTTTTTAGTTGCTTATATTGAAAAAGAAAATGCAAGAATAGAACAAGAACAACAAATGGCTAAAACCAGGAGAAGATAGTGTTACCAACACCAGTAATAAATGCAAATGAACCTTTAATGGTTGATATTGAAAAAGGTTCTATAGATGAAATCAAAAATATATTTATTTCTGCATTAACTCCACTCATAACAGCAGTCAAAACACTTAAAAATGAAGTTGTTGAAGCATTTGCTCCTGATCCTGAAGCTAGAACTGATAGAGGAAAGGATCTTCAAAAAACAGAAGGATTAACTGAAGGTAAAGATAAACCTGAGTTTGATGTTAAAGGAGGAGGTTTTGGGTTAACTGCATTCAAAGGTATTATAGTTGGTGCATTAGGTTTACTTGCTTTAAAATTTAAAGATGAGCTTCAAACATTAATTAACACTATAAAGTTTCCACAAATATTAGCAGGTTTGTCTAAAGTTGCTACTGTGTTTACTTTTGGTTTTGTTAATATATTAAGTACAATAAAAAAATTAAAACTTGTTGCAGGTTTAGGTGGTGCTGGACCAGTATCTAGATTCCTTGCTTTCTTTGGTAAGTTTACAACACAGATAGGTAAGTTTGGATCTATTTTAGCTAACACGTTTAAATTTTTAGGTCCAGTTTTAAAAATTTTTAGTAAACTAGCTTTACCACTAACAATTATTTTTTCATTGATTGATGCAGTAAAAGGTTTCATTGAAGGATATAAAGACGGTGGTATAATAGATGGAGTACTAACAGCTATTGGTAGCGTGTTAGGTGGATTAGTTGGTTTACCATTAGATTTCATTAAAAATATATTTGCATTTATATTAGAAAAATTAGGTTTTGATCAAGTAGCAGAAGCCATGAAAGATTTTAGTTTCAAAGATTTGATAAAAAATGTATTTGGAGGTATAGTACAGTTTTTTGAAAAAATACCAGAATTAGTTGAAGACTTCCTTAGAGGTTTGGGTAAAATTGGTAACTTTGTTGCTGATAAAATTTTTGGTAAAGACAAAGAAAATGAAATAAACAAAAGAGAAAAAATACAAAAGGATGAACAAGCTAAGATCGATAAAGAAAAAGGAAGACAACAAACATTAGATACAATAGAAGAAGGTGTTGATAAATCAGAACGAGCTGGAACAGGAAGACAAAGTAGAAAAAAAAGACAAATCCAACAAAAAAGAGCAGCTTCTCAAAGAAGACAAATTGCAGCTGAAGATAAACAATCTAAGGCAGCTATGGAAAATTTAGCATTGAAAACTGGAGGTCCAAAAGGTGAAGAAAATTTAACTAAAAGAGAATTTTATGCTAAACTTGGAGCAGGTGAAATTAAAAGTATCGAAGATGCTGAATTTGCACTTGGAAGACCTTTAACTGAAAAAGAAGG